ATTGATAGGTAAGAATCAACATCATCAAACTGAGCAGAAGCAGTACCAAACTTCTTTACTGACGTATCAGTATGTGCATCCCCAACAGCGGTAACTGTATGTATTTGATGTAGCGCACTATCCTCAAAACTATCAGCCAACTCAGTAGCACCATACTTCTGGTAGAAGCCATTGGTTCCAAAGGTAACAGCATCTTTTACATCATCGCTGTCTAGGGGTATCCACTGGTTTGTGGTTGAGTCTAGTTCGCCAAAGGAGTCTGCTGCTAGGGCTGTGCCATCTATGAAGTAAACTTCTGCTAAATAGCCTGAAGCATCCCCACTTCCATTCCACCCACCAACATCATGAACTCCTGCTCGATTGATTGGAAGGTCATCATTTTGCCCAATGCCCGATCTGTCATCAGTATCGAATGCGGTTACTTCTTCACCATTAACGTATAAGCGTAACCTATTGGCGGCAACTGCATCTGGGGTATCGCAAACCAAAACAATGTGCATCCATGCACCCGGGTCTCTGAATTTTTGCGTAGTTGCTAATATTCGTGCTGTACTACTAATTACCCAAACAACCTCACAAGTAAAATTTTTAGACTCCGTTGCATGAGATGCTCGAAGTTTAAAGTTCATATAGTTAGCAGCATCGGAATAATCCGTATCAAACATATGAACCTGATGATCGGGGTCTGCTCTCTTTACCCAACAACTATATGTCCAACTTTCCTGATCTCCTGCGGATGGAAAGGTTCTTCTTAAATAACCATCACCATAATTAAACCGCAACGAGTTATCAATCTCATAAGACTCTGCCAGAGATTTAGTGATACCGGACTGGAGTAGACTCATTAGACAAGAGCCGCCGAGGCTGAAACATAAACATTAGTTCCGTCACAGAAATAAGTAACTAGATAAGTCCCAGCAACTGTAACGTCCGTTGCAAAAGTAGAGACAGCTTTTACCTCGGAGCCTAATGTTATAGTATAACCAGAGGGATTTATAAGTTTAATAAACCCGGACTGACCAGTAGTTTCGTTAGCGAAAGATAATTCATCCGCTGCTGCTGGTGTATAGAGAAAGTTATTACCTGTATCCAAGTCTATTAAAGTTCCTTGTGTAATGGTTATAGGCACTCCTCGCGTAACCCCAGTGGAAACACTTCCAGTCCCTATAGTTATTTCGCCGGAAGCATTCTGTGTTAGCACCTTAGAGTTTGCAGACACACCAAGTGTGGTAATATCTAGATAATTCATTTCAGCAGCAGTTGCTGTAACTAAAGTACCAGCAAGCAATAATCCATTTGTTCCATCATGAGAAGCAACGTCAAAATCATATGCCCCATCAGCAATAGTAACATCTCCACTTGCATCCGCCGTTACCACTTTAGATGCTTCTGAAGTTCCTTGGGTGGTAACATCGAGAGTGTTTAATTCCGCCGTTGTACCAGTATATCCATCAATTAAGTTTAGCTCAGTTGCAGATGCAGTTACTGCTGCTGCCCCAAGACTAGTAAATTGGGCTTGCAATACTTCCTTGACAAGACGAATTTGATTATCGCCTTCTGAGATTGGGTCTGTACCCAGCGGATTTGTAGCAGAAAGTTGACTAATGTATGTAGCCGTTTCAACACCCATAATACACCTCCTATGCTAGTTCAAATATACCACTGGCACTTGGGGTGACAGTGAGTGTATTATCTTCTGCTAAAGTAAACTGGGATGTCGAGAGTTTCGAGAAGCATACTAATTTGCCTCCAGCCTGATAGATCACTGCGTATTTAATATTTGCAATTGCTCCACCAGTAGCAGTCCATACAACGGCGGTTGAGTCAAAACGATACTTGTCAGTTGCGACAGAGGCCCAAGTCCTAGCAGTAACAGATGCGCCTCCAGTTGTATAACCATTACCACTTGCAACCTCATTAGCAAGAGATGCTTGTGTTGATAACGTCTTTGTATTTACATTGGCACTTGCAGCACTGGTATGTAACGCCATATAAAAACCTGTACCTGTACCGTCTAGATCAAATTGAGCATTACCAATGTACTCCCTAAAGGAGTTGTAAAAACTCCAAGCAGTAGCAGCCATTATTCTACCTCCTCTTTTTTCTTCAGCGAATGGGGATTTTTAATTATATGTGAAATTAGACCATCCCCATGAACAGCCAAATCATAATGTTCGCCGGTTTTTGAAATCATATCAACGAACTCTTTTGCTTGATGATAATGGGCTGCAGTACATTTAAACTCCTTCCCGGATACCATAATATTTAAAACTGCCTCACCATCATTTTCAGATTGTTCATACGCATGATGATGTTCCATAATACAACTGTCAAATCCATAAATCTCTAACTTAGGAAATCCTAGCATTCTTAATAAGTGAATTGCTCTAGAGGTAACTGTAGAACCACCCATAACTGGAAAATAATCATCCCCATAAGCTTCTTTTAAAAGATCAAAATTGTCATCACCAGCGACATGCCATATATGAACTTCCCTTTCTTTGAGTTTTTCAAACATCGAGGGATGGCACTGAGAACTGATAATATATTTGCACTTATCAACAATAGGATCAACGAATCTGTTATTAAATTCTCTACTATCTAATACAATCTGAGCAGATGGTTTAATATCTCTATCTAAACACCATTTATAAGCGCCATTAACAGTAACAACTTTTATACCTCTAAGATATGTATCTAAAAGATGAGCATAAACCTTATCATCATTTAAAGAAGCGCCACCGCAAACTAAACTTACAGTTTTCTCCATCTGGGTTTCATACGGTTTAACTTGTGTCAAACCCAGCTTCACATTAGATTTTATATTTTCTCTTATCTTGTCTTTGTCTTCATTTACTTCACAGACAATTTCTGGAATTGAACCTCTTTCTCCAACCTTTACTGAAGGTGGTTCTGTAGTAACCCCCAGCTGTAACATCAGGTTGAAAATACCATTCTAACTTCTAATCCTTTTGTATTTGTAGCAACTGCATCAACATCAATCCTGATAACATCGGCAGTAGATACTCCATTATCAGAACCAGTTACAGAGGGCGTTGCAGCAGTGCTAGAGTCTTTTTCATTAAGATCAATAGTAATAGGTGTAGACAACATATCATTCCCTTCTGTTAAATTATGTAACTGTACATTTGTTATAGTGCTTGCGGTCCCTGCTGTATAAACATGCGCTTGCGCACTAGATAAATTTTTACCATTCATAGTTGACGGGATAACAAAATGAGTTATTCCATCCCCGGTAGTCGGAGCAATCGTATCAGCAACACATTTAATCACAACTGTCCTCTCTACAAAAACTGATACATTTTCAGGCAAGATAGCCCTTTCAGTAGCAGCAGATGTATCATAAAAAGATAACTTATCAGCAGCTGCATCTAATGACGTAACCAAATTAAGCCTTGGAACAACTTCCTGCTTATCATTATTTAAATTGGTAAAATTGCCATCAACTTCAGCAAATGTAAGAGGTCTACCCTCTGTTTCTCTTAATGTAATATCTGCCATTATTCGTCACTCACATATCCTGTAGTTACATAGTAATCCTGAAAATAAGGCATGTTCCCATAAGGGAATGTTCTAGGAGACTTCTCATAGAACTTCCTTCCGTTGGTCATTCGATAGGCTACCCTACGCGGTGGGCCTACTCGTCTTCCTCCAATCCTAAATCTTCTCATTAAAATCTCGCCTCTGCTTCAGGTTCTAAGGAATGCCTAGTCCTTGATATTGGAGGCATCGGGTCCATATCATATATTCTGGAAAGCGCATCTAAAAAGTCTGGGTGTATAGTAGGGAATAACATATACTCATTCCTCTTAACCCAATCAACTAAATCGTACACCTTACCTTCTTCATCTTTTCTTAAAATCTTTTTAGATATTAAGAATTCTTGTTTCTTTATTTTATAGTCTTTTTGGTGAGAAGTCAACCTCTTCTCGTCTGTTGGATAAGGAAAGAAAAATGAACCATCCTTTAGGTCTGGCTCTAATCTTTGAATCCTATCTCGCTTAGACTGAGGGCCACCACCACCTGTCCAATTTAATTCATAGACAGGAAATGAACTTCCGTCTATCCTCATCATTTCTTTGAAATGCTCTATGTCCGACTGCGCCCCGTATCTTTCATATCCAACCTTAACCTCTCTTATTCCCGGCGCTCTCTTCCATTTTGTCCTAAGCATCTTTAAAGCATCCCATCTTTCAGATAAAGAAAGCCTGTGACAAACACCATCTAGAAGAAATTTATTGTAGTTCCCATCAATCCCCACAACAGCTATAGCGGTCCTATTAGACTCTCTCTTTCTGGAATGAGCCGGATCGCACATAATATAAGCATTCAATGTGTAAGGTCGAATCTCCCACTCTGTCCACCACTCTTCTTTAAATGAAACATCTGACCCAGCAATGGGATTTAAAAGCTGCTGACAAGCTACCGTATAAGTAGAGGTAGTCTTCTTTATTTCTTCCCATCTTTCTGGTTGAAGAAAGACTGGCTCTCCATCCATTTTTCCATCTACGGTAGCAGGATGAATTCTAGGCTTCACGGCTGCCCGTTGCAAAATAGTTCCATAGGTATCGCCATAAGAATAACGAGTACCTGCATATTGGTAACGAGGATTATGAGTAGAACCTAAGTTAAGAGAGAGTTCCCATTGAGTTGTGGTCTTCTTTATCTGCTCTGGAGTATTGACCGATTCCTGAACTACTACATCGTCATAAATGATAAGATCAAAATGTCGTCCAGTAGGCTGACCATCCACAAGTCCGTGGGCCTCAATAGTTTGTTCCTTCGGGTTAGCAAATCTCCTAACACATATCCCTTCATTCTCAGCCCATTTGGGAGCCTGAAGTCTAGGTTTCTCCCATAGGATATCAGGATAAAGTTGTTTAAGCTTTTCATTGGAATCAAATTCCTGCATTATCTGGCGTAAAAATGGTTTTGCCTGTCTAGCGGAATACGATAACAACCCTATCGTTATATCTGGGTTACATAAAATTTCCTGAACAGTACCTAAAAACGTAATAATTGAACTCTTATAATGAAATCGCGCCCATAAATCTAAATGACTATCTGGAGCAGCCTCTACCTCTCTGCATCTTTCATAAATCCACGGATGAACCATATCATGGCGGTTACACAAAAAGACCCCAAGGTAATAACGATCCAACTGACCCAAAGTCCTAATGAAAGAATCGTCAATATTAGGATCATCATGACAATCAGCATATGCCAACAAAACAAGTTCAAAGGGCGCAGTGTGCGCCCATTCAGCAAATTTTTGTGCAGCATCGGCATTATTATTCTTATGTTTGACGCTATCTGCTATAACAGGCAACACACTAGCACCCTACTTCTTTTTATATCCAGAGGCATAGGCTGCACGAGCCTGTCTTTC